AAGTAAAACTTACATTAGCCACAACAGCACCTACCACAAAGTCAATTCCATTAACATCAGTTTGTGCCGTATTACTTATACGAACAATAGAACCAACTGCTAGGCCTGCTGTACTTGCAGTACTTACTACAGGCCGTGTCACATTAGTAGAAGCTGTTGTAGCAACAGCATTACCAACTGGCGAAAGTGACGGATCATATAAAGTGAAGCCACCACTTAGTAAAGTATCTCCAGAAATAACACGACTACCATTGCCATAAAATTCAACAGTTCCTGTTCCTGCAGCCATGCCACGTTGCCAGTAATATCTATTACCAAAAGGATTGGCCCCTCCAGTTGTGCCAAATTGTGTATAATTTACGATATTCATCCAATCGGCATTCGATGCGATTTGTATAGTTTGATTTACTATAGTAGCAGGAACTACAAAAGAACCTTGTCCAATTATTGTACCATCCATAATATCTCCTTATGCTAATGTAACGCGCAAATTAAGAATCCATAAATCATTAGTTATACGAGGCACTTCAGCAAATTTATATCCAACTGAAGCATTTAATGCTAATGGCCCATCAAAAATTGGTGGTCTATAAATAAAATTTGCACTATAACCATCTTGTTCAATGCAAGCATATGCTTCCATACCAACACAGAATATTGAAAATATCGTATTACCATTAGCAGATGCATTTAATGTAGAAGCACCAATAGATGAAACTAAGAAACGAATATTTCCTATAGCTCCCCACTCAGATCTTAATGCATTCATAGGAGCAGGATACTGATTTTTATGTACGAATCCAGCGACTGCATCGAGATTTCCAGTTAATTGTGTTGAACATAAACCAAAATATGCATCACGAATTGGAGATGTACCGAATTTATCTTCACCTTCAATATTATCCATTATCGAGTAAGTATTATTATTTAATAATGTTCGTACAATTGTATCTACATCAGTACGAGTAATCTCGGTTGGATTATCACCATTAACTCCGCCTGTTGCATTTATAAAACTTGCAGTAGCTAATAACATATCACGTGTTAACTGATCTTCAGTTTGTCGGAGTGATACCCCTAATCGTGCTGCACACTCATTTAAAACGGGATCTTGGGATTGTAATGTAACTTGCTCATTAATTTGGACGAAAGTACCATAAAATGAAATTTTAGCATCGATATCGACAGCTGTTAATTGCTGTGCTGGTGGTGTAACACCACTATTTCCTAATGGGACCATAGCCGTATTTAGAGGATTATATCTACGCATACGCAGAGTTGTTCCACCATTGCGAGGCATAGTTTTTTTTACTGCCGGTATTTTATGAATCATATTTGGAACGGGTACAGATAAAAGTTTATAACTAAATGATTGTTGCACTGGAGCAGGCAACGTAGAAGTGGTTGTAATTGCCATTATTATGCCTTAAGTTTTGTGTTGTGTATAAACAATACATACTTAAGTTGACGAGACTTATATTGCGTCATATGAGTAGGCGAGACTCAATTGCGCCAAAGGATACATAGTATCAAGATACGAGGTATCAAGATACGAGGTATCAAGATACGAGGTATCACGATATGAAGATAGCGAAGCTTCTGTTGCGCTATCTTAAATATAATTGAAGAATTTCTAAACTTAATCTTTTTTTAAAGTCCTTTCATAGATTGTACCATTTCTTTAAGTAGATTCTTCTTTAACTCTTCAGTTAAACCATTCTCAAATTTATTAGCTTCACCTAAAGGACTTTCGCCACGTCGCGGTGCTATAGAATTAAGCGGTCTTGGCTTGGTAGCATTTAATTCGACTCTTTTTCGCTCTGCTTCATAATTATTTTCTTTGTAGATACCAAGATTTTTAATAATTTTATAAGCAGCAACCGCTTTATTGTATAAATCAGGAGATGATCCAATAGTCATTGCTAATTCAGGATCAGTATCTTTTAAGATATTAATATTTTCATCGCACACAACTTTGTGAAAATCAGGATATTTACTTGTCAAATAAGATTGAATACGATCTTCATATAAATGCGCTTCTAAATTTCTTAATTTACTATCAACTTTATTTAGATGTTTCCCATCAACTAAATCATCATCTTTTAATGGTATATCATCTTGATGCCTCGCATCTTGATGCCTCGCATCTTGTAGATGTTCCTGATTTTGCATTTGTCTTAAAAGTTTTATTGCTTCATCACGCTCATATTCTGCTTTTTGTGCTTTTTGTCGTAACTGCTTAAAACTTTCATTAGGCAACACTTTGGCATATCTAGTCTGATTAGATATACTCTTTTCTTCTTGATGTGAGATATCTTGATGCCAGGTATCTTGGTGCACTGCACCTGATTCATCGAGCTGTACTTGATTTTCTTCCTGATTATCATCTTGATGCGAGGCATCTTGTAATATCATCTCTTGAGACATCGTTTCTTGATGCGCGCCATCTTGAGACCTTGTCTCTTGAGACCTAGTCTCTTGATGTGAGGCATCTTGAGATGTAATGTCTTCCATATTATTTACTCCATCTTCCATCATCTTTTGTTCAGCATTTTTTTTCATAATATTAATTAGACCTTCTGGAACTGGTGGTAAATCATTAATGGTTTGCATACTTAAATTCCTTATCTAATAATATAGAATTATATTGTTCGCCATTAAATTTTTTTGCTTTATGCATCAATGTTCCATTATAAAAATCTAAAACAAAGCCCAGGAGACCCCATTCGGCCATATCTACACTTAATTTATTGTCTCTTAATAATTCGCATGTATCTTTTGATGGAATAACCCACAGAAACTCAATTTTTTCAGATATTCTATGATATTTATAAACTGTCTGATCATAATCTGGAGTAGGACATGTAAGACGTGCAAAATAATAGTGTCGTAACACATTTTGCATTAAAGCTTCTTTTTTAGTGATAACAATTACATAAAAGTCACCAAATATATCTCTTTTATTATTATCTATACACTTTAGGATTTCTTCTTCATATGCTTTATGAATTTCATGTTCAATTTCGATAGGATCACGAGTTTCAGGTTCTTTTTGTATAAGTGTAGATGATATTTTACCAACTGTATCACGATTCATATATACATTCTTTCAGATATATAAGGGCACATTAATATGCCCTTATATTATTTAACTCGTCTTGAGATCTTATCTCTTGAGACCCCGTCTCTTGAGACCTTGTCTTTTGAGATCTTATCTCTTTTTTTAGACTGCCCAGATTCAGATAAACTTATTGCAATAGCTTGTTCTTTACTTTTTACTATTGGACCATTCTTTGAACCACTATGCAATTTACCAGCTTTAAATTTTTCCATCTCAGATTTTACACGTTTATTTTTAGCTTTCTTACTAGCCGTTCTCTTTAATTTAGGCATAATTATTCCGATGACTTCTTTTTTTTCTTTCTAAATTTAGATAATGTCTCAGCTAATCGAGCTCGTTTACCTAAAATACCTTTAGCTTTAGCAGCTTTTTTTAATTTACTTTTAGGAATTTTTTTACCTTCAGGAATATGCATTTCCTCATGGAGAGCACCTTTATGTTCGAGTGCATCTTGAATCCAGAACTTTTTCTTTTTTGCCATTACTACACTCCTAAATCTTCATATGGATTAGTGTATACTAAATTTCTTTGCCATTGTTTATTAATAGGGTGCATCGGTAGATTAGACATCGCGCTATAATCTTCCTGGATAATCTGGCTATCAATAAATTCTTGTTTTCTACGTGGATCTACTTGTACTGGAATAATACGAGTAATTATTATATTATTTTTCATATTATCTCACTCGGCTAGTTTCTTCAAATATAAGACGTTTATTAAGATGCGAGGCATCAACCTGTTTATCCCGATTAGTCTTTTTAACTCTTAAATTTGCAGGAATTCCTATGATTTTATAGGCAATCTGTGTAGTCTTTTTATCTATTCGTGGCATTCCAGGCATTATTACACCTTTTTAGGATATAATTCTTTATCTTTTTGCGAATTATCATACTCTATTTGATAATCAATGCCATCAATAGTATCATCTAAACCCTCAGGTATATTATGATAAGATTTAGGATACGGTTTAATCATTACATGTTGCGGCAAATTAGCAATTTCATTATGATCTTCTTCGATCATACCAGCATCATGTAATTCTTGGCGACGTCGTGGTTCCATCCCAGCATAAAATTCATCATTCAACATTTTACTTTTTCTATAAATATGTCTTTCATGTTCATGATGTTCTTCTCGTTTTCTTTCATCATGATGTGGCTTAGGATCATGTTTACGATGTTCTTCTCGTTTTTTATGTCGCACATCTGGCTTACGATGTTCTTCATGCTTTTCATGTTCATAATCATGATGTTTTACACGCCGTTTTTCTAATTCACTTTCTTTACGATGATGTCTTACCATGACAAACCTTTCAGGTCTATGATACTATGTATCTGCGATACTATGTATCTGCGATACTATGTATCTATTTTGGATTATTTGATCCTAATTTAATATTTTCTGCCAATGCAAGTAACTTCTCAATAAGTGCTATAAATTGTCCTATATTTTGTGCATCAATTCTAGATAAAATAGATTCGAGTAATTTAAATATTTCAATCATACCGGTTCCTTGTTAATGGGTTGAGATTTGATCTCTTCTGGATTAGTTTGTATAGTATTTTGTTTTACTAAATTAGACATCTTAATAATTTTTTCTAATTTTAACATATCATTAGCAATATCTAGGCCATCAATCTCTTTGAGTGCTTTAATAAGATTAAGTAATCCTGTCTCTTCATCTTTTACCGCAGCTGCTTTGCGCTCTATAGCAAGTGCTTGATTCTCTTGGATACGACTAAGGCGCTCAAGTCCTAATTGTTCATTAGCACTAGCAGTAGAATCAGATAATTTAATACGTGATTGTTGTTCTTGTTGAGCCATTTGCATTTCCATTTGTTGATCTTGTATAACTTGTTGTTTATTTTTATTCATAATTTCAATAATCTTATTTTTATCTTGAATAGTAGATGCTTCTAATAAACTTATATCATCAATAGGAACACCAGCTTGTCGTAAATGTAATAATTGAGCAAATTGCATCTGCTTTTGCGTAGTCGTATTAAGTCCTTCTTCTACAGCCGCATGATATATCCCAAATGCCTTATTATAAAATTGCGGCAACGGCTCATTACCTTCTAAAATCTTTTTAATCTTGCCAGGCATATAATTAGCTTGCACAAGATCAATCATAAGCTTACCAAGAAGTTTTTGTGATCTATCTAGTTGATCAAATAAACCTTGTAATGTAGTTAATCCCGC